CTTTATTTTGCTAACCAAAGCTTGTCATTTGTTAAGAATACGACTCAACTTGTTGAGTTGTGCTTTAGATATTTGATTCAAATTTTTCGTTGGATAAAATATTGGATATATGGTGATGTTGATGAGGCTACCGGACTTGAGGCTCTTGAACTTCTTCGCAAAGCACATAAGCATACTTCTGCTGCTAAACACGCTTCAGAACGTGTTGGTGGTATGTCGGAGTTTATTGCTGAAACTGAAAAAGCTATGACATGTTTGAATCGGTATCGCAGGTTTTTCTATGGTCGCATCAAGGACCGCAATCTTGATCGACAATTTGTTCTTTTGGCAATCAACTCTCACATGTGGAGACAAACTTTGCTTGAACTCAAGCGTATCAAGCATACTCGTGTTCGACCCACTATTGTAATCTTTAGTGGTGACCCTGGTAGCGGCAAATCTAACCTGCTGCCTATATTTTGTGCTGCTGTCTGGAAACGGATGGGGCATAAAGATTTCACTGAAGATCTTATTTATGTTGCTGACAATGGCGATTTCAATGAAGGATACGATGGACAACCATTTTGGGCTATTGATGAATTTAATCAAGGACGTATTAATGAAGAGTGCACCTCTAATCTTGTTGAGCTTATTAAGATGGGAAATAATTTTCCTTATGTTCTTAATATGGCCAAACTTGAGAAGAAGGGTAATGTTCGATTTGACTCCCCTTTCATACCTATCACTGTTAATTCCACTGATCTTGGTCACGATGCTTCTCTTACTCGCATGGGAGCTATTAACCGTAGAGTCGATGCTATGTACCACGTTGTTCGCGATCGCACCACGAATAAATACACATTTTACCGGCGGAGACGCGGACGTCAACACGATAATGAGGACTCTGATTGGAACACTATTGATGAGAAGGATCCTATATCTTTTGAACAAATTGTTGCTGAGACTGTTAATCGTTATAAAGTCTATGTGAATGAAGTTCTTTCCATCAACCGGCAAGTTAATGATGCATTTGATACAATTGAAGTTGACCCCGATTTCATTGATGGACCTTTTGCAACTCTTGATCCATCTGAGAAGCTTCGCGCTGCTCGTAATGATATTGAGAATATTGAGAAGGAGATGGTCGAATCTATAATTTGGCCCTCTGATGATGATGAACCCAAGGCCAATATTGGTTTTGCTGCTGCCTTTGGTCTTGGCTGGTCTGGCTTTATCGCCATGCAATGTATTAACACCATTGCTGCTAGATGGTGGGCGACTTACATGATGGAATATGCTGATCTTTTTAGGAATAGGTTGAACATTGACCTTGCTAGTATTGATGGAATTCTTGGTTTGTATAATTGGCACATTAAGAATATGACTTTATCTTGGTCTTCGCTTTGTAATGTTATTGTTAATGACCCTATGGTTCAAATAGCTACTGTGATTCTCTCCATTCTCATGGTTGTTGCTCTTGTCCGCTCTTGGATACCTGAAAAGGAACCTGAGTCACAAGGTGTTTATGACCGTAATACTCCAGGTTTTCGCAGACATGGAGTTCATAAGATAAGACCCAAAGTTTCTTCTGGTGTCTCTGAACCACATCTTAAAGGAAATGCAAATCTTATTGACAAAGGAACTGATGATACTATCACAACCATCACAAGCAATCTTGGTTTGGTTAGTCTTCACCATAGCGGTCGTTCACATGGACCGCTACATTGCACTGACCTTGGAAATCGTCTTATCATTTTCCCTATGCATCTTGTGCAACATGCACAACCATATATTTCTGATTCTGATCTTGGTTCTCTTGTTTTTAGATTTCAATTCCTTGATGGCACTCGTGATTTTCGTTATGATGAGCTTGAAGTTATACATGATTCCGAAGCTGATGTTATGGTTGTTCAACTTCCTCGCAAGAGTGGTGGGCAATCCGTTAATGAACGTCGTACAATCGTTCATCATTTTGTTAAGGAGGATGATCTTGAAAAGGATATATCCTCCTGTACGTATGTTGGTCTCCGCAATAAACCTAATGTTCACTTACATCAGATCGACGTTGAAGGTGTTCATGTTGTCACAGAACTTAATGCGCGCGAATACACTATGAAATATGGCGATGATACCGCTGTTCTCCACATACCTGTTGCTTTAGTTGGAAAAGGTGACACTAGACCTGGTGATTGCGGAATGTTGCTAGTTTGTAGAAATACTGCTATTACATCTAAGATCCTTGGTTATCATGTTGCTTATCATTCTAGAACCACTTCATGTCGGGCCATGCCTTTGACTCAGGAATATATCTCTGAGCTCATTTCCCAATTTGTTAGTGTCGCTAATGTTGGTCACATTGATCATATTGGTCCTGCTGCCACAAATATTCGTTTGCTTGATAAGAGTGAGCGGGTTTTTGTCTCTACTACCACCGTTATTCGTGATGGACCTCTTAAAGATGAATATCATGCTCCAACTAAAGCACCTGCTATTCTTAGACACTTTGTTGATAATGATGGAAATAAGCGCTCTCCTATGTTTGAAGGTATTCGTCGTGCTACTGGGCCCAGAAATGGACTCATTCGTGATGGATACGTTGATCAAGCTATCGAAGCCGTTGTAGACACTATGCCTTCTAATGTTGATTTTGAACCTCTCTCTGATTTTGAAAACATCAATGGTGTACCTGGTAATGATTATATTAGTGGTATGAACCTCAAGACTTCCATCGGTTATCCTGAGATGATTAATGTTCATAATGGAAAACGATATTTTGTCGATGGCGTTCAGCCTAATGCTAATCTTAATGCTCGTGGTTACGCTAGTATTAACAGGTTTATCAATGATGTTATGATTAATGGAGAGAGACCTGCCATTTTTGTTGCTGCCTGTAAGGATGAACTTCTTCCACTTGAAAAGACACAATTTGATTCAAAGCAAAAAACCCGTATTGTTTGGACTGCTGAATTCGGATATATCTTTTTGATTCGTAAATTTTGTGCTCGACCCTTTTCGTCAATGATGAGAGATCAACACAGATTCTGGAGTAGCGTAGGAATCAATCCCCATTCTGCTCTGGATTGGACGCACCTTGCAAGGCGTCTTTGTATGAATCAAAAAGGTTGGAACTATATGGCTCTCGATTTTAAGAATTATGATGGAACTATACCTGCTGAACTTCTTGAATGGGCTATCGAAGCCATAACCTTATGGTTTAAGCGTATGAAAGCTCCTAAAGAAGTTGTTGAAAATTGGGAATTGCTTGCTGAATCTCTTGTTTGTGCTCGGTGCATTGCAATCGATGTTGTCTATGATATCATCGGTGCTAATCGCTCTGGGCATGGGCTCACTGCTCTTTTTAACACAATTATGACCCGTCTTGTTCTTCTTTATTCCGCTATTCGTTTGTCTGCTGAGAATCTTGGTTATGTCATGCCTGTTTTTGATATTGATCGACACATTAAGATGGCTATTTATGGCGATGATTCTGTTTGTGCTGTTCATCCTTTGTGTTATTGGTTTAATCAGAAGTCCGTTTCTGAGCTCACTTATGAAGTGTTTGGACTTACTCTTGTTGATGCTGATAAAGCTGGTAATGAAATGCGTGAATATATACCTCAAGAGGAAGTTACATTCCTCAAGAGGCGTTTTGTTCAGTATGGACTTTACTATCTTGCTCCCTTGCCTATTAATACTATTCGTGATGCTTTATGTTATATTAACAAGAACATGAATCCTTATGATGGCACTATGGCTTCTGTTCAATCTGCTCTTCCTGAGTTCTTTTACCATGGTCGTGAAGTTTTCGAAGCTGAAAAAGCCAAACTCAACGATCTTTTTGGTTGTTGGGGATGGGATAAAATTTCGCACACTTTTGCCGCTCTTTCTTCGAAATGGATGTCTGTTCCTCTTATTGATCACGCTAAGGCTCAATCTTTATCAAAGCTTATTGAAGATACACCTGAAGATAGTGAATTTGCTTTACATGAAATTCACATATATGATGCTAGAAGGATTTACGATTCTGATGTTGACCGTTTGCGATACCGTGTTGGACTTCGTGGTTATAAACAACATTACAAGTGTGATGTTAAAGATCACTTGTTATCCCTTGTTCGTGATCGCGATGCTATTGCTTATCATGCTCCCTATTTCAATGAAACTCCTATTCGTACTAGCGCTGAGGCTCAAGTTGGTGAAGATGGTGAAGTTCCTAGTTCTGTTAGTCAGCCTGCTGAAATTATTGAAGCTGGCATGACCACCATTTATTCTAATGCTGTCACTTATGATGAGGGTGAATACTGGTTACCCACTAGTATCGCTCCACCTGATCCATACTACACTGAATGGGATCAATCCATGGTCACGCGTTTGTATGAGATTAACACCTTCCAATTTAGCACTAGTGATACTGTTGGTGCTCGCAAGTTCATTTCTACACAACCTGATGATTTGTTCGCTAAGGGTAAAATTCAAGACTCGATCTCACAATATGCTTATATGTCCGCTGATGTTGAGTATATTATTGAGATACAATCTAGTTTTCAACACACTGGATCTTTTCAAGTTGCTTGGATGTCTGATGCTGTTCATACTGATCCCTTTTTCTATGATCCTCCTTACTCTACAAGCTGCGGTAACAGCAACATTGTGGATCTTTCAGCTTCTAGCACCCACCATTGTGTTCTTCGCTATTGTGCTGGTCGACCTATGTTTTCACTTGGTTCTTCATATTACACTGGTGCTATTGGTTCTATTTGTATTTTTGTCGTATCTCCTTTACAAAATACTTCTGGAACTCCAAGCACTTATGTTAATGTTTCTGTCAAAGCTCGTTTTATTAATGTTAAACTTGCTGGACCTGCTATCGCTGATTATGCTCTTGCTGTTGCTCAAGTTGGTGATGAAGCTGGACCTTCTACTGCTGATCAAAAGGTTGAGGAGGTTAAGCAAACCAAATTTTCTGATATCGCTTTTCAGGTTGGATCTGCTGCTGAGGGTTTTACTGCTATTCCCTTTGTTGGTGGTGTTGCTGCTGTCGTTTCTACTGTTGCTAAGATTGCTGGTGGCATAGCCAGGTTGTTTGGTAAAGGCAAGAATATTGCTGATACTGAACCTCAGACTGTGTTTACTGGCATTCCAATTAATATGTCTACCGGTTTTGGTGCTGTTGCTGGTCATAAGATGACTTTTGATCCCACTAGTCATACTACAAGTTATGCTGGTGATGGTGGTGATGAACGTGACAACATGATATTTATGAACCTTTTTGATAAGGAAATTCTTATTAATGTTGGATCTTTTGCTACCTCCCTTGCCGTTAACTCGCAAATTACACGTTGGAATGTTGGCGCTCAATATTGTCATTCCGTTTCCACTGGTGTTTATTGTGGTCATCCCCTTGCTGTTATGGCCAATTATGCTAATAAACAAAGTGGTACTCTGATTTATAAGATCATCTTTCGTTCCTCTACAACTCAAAACTTTCGTGTTCGCATTGTTCATCATATGCGTGGTGACACTATACCTTCTAC